CCGCGTTGAATTGATTGAGGATTTCTGCCCGGCCGAGCGGTTGGCTCGATTCAGCGGGAACCGCCACTGCGCCAGCAGCGTCGGCCTTGGCTTTTTCCAAAGTGGTCACGGCCTTGTCGTCGGTCTTTTCTTCAGTCTTTGCGCTGAGCTCTGCAGCCATCTCAGGCGCTTCGACAACGTCAGAAATTGCGTCGGCTTTCATAAGCGCGAGAACTTCTGACAGCATTGCAGCAATATCGATCAAAGTAGGCTCTGCCATTTTTTCGGCAGGTTTGTCAGCAGGCATTTCGGCCAGTTCGGCTTTAGGTGCTTCGACAACTGCGGGAGTTTCAACGGCAGGAGCTTCGGGTGCTGGAGCAGCGATAACGGCTGGCTCGCTCAGCTCTTTTTTTACTTCGACAGGTGCTTCGTTCATTTGAAGTTTTTTAATGTCAACTGCCGTGAATGCAGAAAACATTCCTGCTGGGTTGGCGGCTGGGGTGCTTACTACGCTGATGTCGTAGATTTCAGTTACCCTGGCAAAACGATCGCCTGCTACTTGTTCGGGCACTCCGCTAAAAGTTAGGGATAGGCCGAATCCTTCGGGCAGTACGTTTGCGAGATGCTGAACAAATTGCGCTTCGTTCGTGTTAAACAAAGTTAGGTCGCCCATGAGTCGATCGCCTTCGATCTTAAATCCATCAATATAACCCAGTATCCCAGAGACTTCCGCGCCGTGGCCCATGGTCACTTTGATGCGTTTCATGGATAGCGCCACGGCCAGCGCCTGTTCGAGAGATGTTTCATCGATCAGCAGGTTGTGCCCCTTGGCCTCGCCTACTGTTAAAATGGATACGTTGGAAAGTTTGTTGGCCATGCTGGCCAACGGGTGTCAAATTACTTTTTCTTTTTTGATTTTGACTTACCAATTCCCAATGCCTGCACGATCATGTTTAGCTCTTTAGTGCTTAGGTTAAAATCTGGTGCGTCGGGCATTATGAATGATTCAGTTGCGGCCTGCATCTCTTCTGGCGCATTGTCGGGGCTTGGGTTTGGCTGATTTGGATCTGTGATGATATCGGTTGGAGCAAGATTGTCGGTTGCGATGTTATCTGCTTCTGGTTCTTTAGGGATTGGAGTGTTTGCTTTTGCAGATGGAGTAGGCGCGCCACCGTAAGCTATTTTTACGGCATCTTCTTTGCTTAACCCAAATACTGATACAAGAATAACCTCTGCTTGTTCGGCTGTAATCTGACCACTTCCAATCGATTGTAAGATTGCCGCAATAGACCGAGCGCCACCTTCGCCAATTTTTGTGATAAGAGGTTGGGGCGCAACTTCAACGCCGCCGCTCATGTATGTTTGCTCAGCTTTAATCTGATCTACTTGCTCTACCCAATCCTCTCCGAGTTCTCCGTGGTAGGTTTGTAGGGAAATTAGCCCCGCTTTGTAGTCCTCTCGCGCTTGCTGTGCCTCACGGCCGGCGTCCACAGTCAAAGACTTTGGAGTCTGCCAGCTTACTTTTCTGTAATCTTCTGCTGGCGGTAGATCACCGTTTGCAATAGCTCCACCGATAAAATATCTCCACACGCGATTGCAGAATCGATCGATCAAAAGCCTTTGCCGTTGTTCAAATCTGCGCTGCGCTTTTGCAACAATGAAACGCATCCCTGCCCCGCCAACGCTGGCTGGATCGTAAACAAATTCAATCGGAAGGCCGAGTCCCATGGCGACGTCACGAATCAGGAACTTGGCGAATGGCTCAAATCCGTTGTTAGGCCGATTTGGTGCAACCATGTCTATCTTTTCGCCTGGTGCCAGCCTAGGAATAGTGGCGCTGCTTGTGATCTGTTCGCGGGCGATAGAATTATCGCCAAGATCGGACGTGGCTATGTTTCCAAAAAAACCGCCACTGCCAGCAAGCGCATCGCCTTCATTAGAAGTAATAACCGCAGCGATTGATCCCTGTAATTTTAATGCGTCTTTTTCAAATTCTCCCAAAAGTTTTAAATCGCGCACGTGATTAAGTGCTCTCGCCAGGTTTGATCCTCCCCGGATCTGATCTGGCCTTTCCATTTCCATTAAGTGAATTACTAAATCTGAACTAATTTTTCGGTATGTTTCACCGAGTTCCAATAGATACGCGGTGGGTTCACCCATCTTTCCGACAAATACTCCGTCCGTGCTTTCGTAATTATCTCCCTCGCAAACTCTGTGCCCTTCAACAACTTGCAATTTTCCCTTATCGGTCATAATAACGAACACGTCGCCGTCCACGTCAATCGATCTGCTGAGTGCTAAAAGCAGATCTGTCCAGGTCATCCGGCCGGTGACTTCTGGATTCGGTGCCACTACATCACGCCAATACTGCTCGGCTAACCTGCCAAATTCGGCATCGGCTCCGCGATATTGTGGCCGTAGTCCTGGGCCTACCGAATAGGCGGCAATTGAATCCACGGCGCCTTTGATAAGGCCGACGTTCCTGTACATGTGCCGAGCAAGTTTAAGAAGTTCTACTCTTGTCCATTCGCTTAAATCCAGTGACGAATCGCGTGCATGCGCTCCATATATGACTGGCCGTTTACGACTAAATCCAGCGGCCTCGTACGGTTGAAACGTGCTGATGCCAGATCCGAATCCAGCGCTAAAACTTTTAATTCCTGCGCCTAACCGACGAACGAGGGAGACTTTAGCCATTAGCTGTCGATCACGAACGTAAAGTCCGCTGATGTCCTAGTTAGGGCAACCCCATTAAGGTAATCAATTGCGCTTTGGAAGAGTTCAACTCGGTCGGTGGGTTTTAGGTCAATTTGAAAAGAAGCAGATTGGCCACCGGCTGAAGATCCGACAAGTGCTCGCCCAGAGGCGGCCCCCGTCATAGCGCTTTTACGGTCGGCAGCAAGCGACACTAGGGCGGATGCAGTCACTCCGCTGGCTTGAGCCAAGTAATCGGTAGCGACTGCCCGAATCAGTCTGCGGGAAAGGGCGGCCATTTTGTTTGCCTTGTGTCAACACTTCCAATAGCTTAACGGCATGGATTGGCGCGATAAGTTTTGGTCCAGTGATTTCATTGACGTCGTTAGGTCGGTTGATCCTGTAATTTACAATACGTTGCTGTGGGTCGCTGTTATTGCCTACATCTGCATTTGGATCGGCAAAAAGCGGGCGTTGAATCGGGCGCTGGCCAACGTAGAAGAGTGCAAGAGGCAGGAGGGGCTTGAGTTACAAACAAGAATCTTAGAGCAACTAGAGCAAAGTAATCTCAGCCAAGAAAAGCAAAACGAAATTATTTCAAAGACGAATCCGGGGTTAAATTAGCTTCTTGGATTGCCGATGGATCTGCATTGATTAACCCGTGGAGCAAGGCTCCGACAACGCCCATCAATTCCGAATCGAGTAAGTGGTTCTGCTTTTTAACCTGCTTCCAAATCACACGCACCCGCCCTGTCATGGGGTTCCTAACTTCTTTCTTAATCTCTGATGTGATGTGCTCTTGGTAAACTGCTGGCACGTCGTCCGGCACTAGGAAAGATCCAGAGAGGCGAAGGGTGAGGAGCATGTCTTTGACGGCTGGGTTGCTCCATTTAAACACGCGGGCGTAACGACGCGTGAGCCCGGTGGTGTCCCCTGCCTTGCCCGCTAACGGATCTCCGACGCTCACGGGACTGAATGGGCGATTGGCTCGGCCGCCCTTTGTAAAGTGAGCAAAGTGCTTTAGGTCAGATCCCCAAAGGCAGACCCAACCAAAACGGCATGCGTTCCAGTATACGGATCTGGTCTGATCCGCCGCATCGCAAAACACGTTTTCATCAGGAACGTTAAACTCTAGCTGCTTTAAGCGCAGCTCATCCCAGCTTTCTAATCGGCCACACCAAAGCAGCCGCGATCCTGCGTTGGCCTGCCACGCCCTTACCACGACCCAGCAGTGCCAGCCGCCGCTCTCTTGTATGTCGGCAGAGACAATGACCTTACTGCCGATAGGTGCGGGCTCGCCCATTCGGTATCCGCCGAAACTAGCGCCTGTTTGTTGCTCCTCGTTTTGCTCGACCCAGGGCTCAGCGAGGACTCTGTTCACAAAGTCCTGCAGTCCGATAAGGCCATTCGATCGATCTTGCAAAAATTTGACCGCCAACTGTCCAAACGTAGACCAACTGGAATAGATGGCCGAGAGGTGGTAGGAACGGCGCCCTGGCTCAGCGATGGGATTTGTGGCACGCCACTCGCCCTTTCTTAAGGATGCGGATTTTTGCCCGTCCGATATTTTACCCTGGCATTTCTCGCACTCGTAGTGGGCGGTGTTCCTAACTTGGATCATGTCCCAACCGTTTTCGGTTTTCCCGTCCCACTTCACTTGCGACCAAACAAGGCGCTGATATTCGCCACAGTGCGGGCATGGGATAAAATAATACCGCATGTCCCCTTTAAGCCACTCAATCCAGATCGGCCCCTCCTCGATTGTTGGCGTGCTGGTCTTCACGCGCAGGGCTGTGGGATAGGTAGACGTGCGGGCCTCGGCCAGTTGGACGGCACCGCTTTCCCGCTTGCCCGCATCGGCCATCTTATCGACCTCGTCCATTATTAAAAAACGGACGGCGCGTGATGCCAGATTTGCCGGGCTGTTACTGCCGACAAACCAAAGGCTCATTTTGTCGTAGTGCTGTTCTAGTAGCTTAAACTTGTCTAGGTCGTTTGGTTTATGAGCCGCTAAGGCAGGGCAATCATCTACCAAGGGAATCCATCGAGTTTCTGAAAAGCTCCGAGCCATGCTTTCGCTTGGCGCCACCCACATGGTCGGAGCTGGGTCGCGATCTAAAACGTACGCTATGCCAGCGAGAATGGTCTGTGTCTTTGCGGTTTGAGCCGCCCACACCAAGGTCAAGTCCCTTACGTTTGTTCTGCCAAAGCACTCTAGCGGCTCTCGGCAGTATGGGGTGGTGATTGTCCTGTAGGGGCCCGGACTGTTTGTTGTTCTAGGACTAAGAATTAAGTTTTTTTCCGCCCACTCTACAGGGCCAAGCTTTTCCCGTGGCAATAGATACGACCGAATCATCCTGCCGATTTCGACTTTATCTAATGCGGTCAAGAGAACGCACCTTCGGCTTTTTCAATTTGAACAAAGATTTGAGCCACCCCGTCCTCAAGAACTTGCCTAGCGAGATCGGGATCGGCCGGATTACATTTCCCAGCTAAGGACGCTGGTAATGAGTCTATTAACTGGCGCAATCCGCCAAGGTGCCTAGCGAATACTTCGTTTATTTCGTCAAGTCCTACGGTTGTTCTGTTCTTGGTTTCATAATCAAATAACTGTCTTTCCGCTTCTGAAACTGCCTTTTGAGCGTCCCGCCAAGCCTGTGCAGCTGTCTTTATTTCAATCGGTATGCCGCGGGTAATCGCCTCCGTCATGACCTTGTAACAGCCTTCCTCTGCATCGCGTGCCCTCTGTCTTGCTAGTAAAGGGTTTCCAGATGAACCGCTTGCCATAGGAATTTCCTGTGGAGCAGTTTTTGGAGACTGTTTTTTTGATCTCATCCGATTGCGTTGCAACCATATCCGAGCGTTTTCAGCATCCGTAATTGGCATGCCCTTCTTTTTCATTAAGCACAGCTGACCAGGATCCATCCCAAGCTGTTTTGCCAGCTCTACTTGCGTCATTTTCATTGATATAAGTCTCTGAAAATCAACACTCGATTAAAAGACGCGCCTCACGGAACCTGATTGATTTTTGAGTGAAAAAAAGATTCCTTGCCCAAAAAGTTTTAAAATTTTTTTCAATTTTTTTTTTAAAAATTTTTTTTGATTTTCCAAATTTTTGTTTTTCATTTTTTATTTTTTTGAGTCAAGGCAGTCGTTAAATAATTTAACGATTGGCTCGGCCTCTTTTAAAAATTTATTTTTTAATTCTGAGTCTGTCTTAATGAACTTCTCGCCTCGATTTGCCAGCCATTGAGCAGCCCGAACTATCGGGTCCATGAATGGCCGAGGTTCGCTTGGTGTGCTGGTGCTGATCGACTCGGGCAACAGGCCAGCCCAAAGGAACTGCTGCCTCACATTGCTTGGGTCTGATTCCTTAAGCTTGAGCCGGTGCGTTGCCACACGTACATACCCATTAGCAGTATGCTCGGTTATCCCTGCGCTTTTACACACGTCCTCGATATCTTGGCCTTCTGCCTTGGCCTTAGTTATGAGATCGCCTGCGTCGGCCGCCAGCCCAAGCGTCTGGCCTACCAACTCAAGCGCCTTGTCGCGGGTGGTGTTTAGTTTGGGTATCAGTTGTTTTAGCGTTTGCATTTGTTTATTCCTTTTTGAATTGCGGCCATGTTGTACTTAGGTGCTTCACGCCGCCGCTTTGCGTGAATTTCGTAAGCCCGTTTGCGATATGACTCTCTGGCCTTATCGCTCTTCTGTGATCGGCTCCTTACGCCAAGGCGATCGTAAAGTTCGTTTACTTGTTTAGAAATTGCCGCCCGTGTGAATGGCTTGTTGGTGGCTGGGTTGATGTGTTCCTTTGCCACGGCCGTCATAGATCTGGTCTCACGATTCAGCACAATCGCCAACACCGCCTGATCCCTGGTGTCGGTCATATTCTGAACCGCCGGGTGCTCTGGTGCTTTAGTGATAAGGTAATGAAAGACGCTCACCATTAGGGCCACGGTTGAGCTGGTTGCAGTGGCCTGAAGATGGACGCACGCCTCTAAGACTAAGTCCTGCAAGCTGTCCATCTGTGTGGAGACATGGGGTTTCCCGCATGGCATTCTTTCCAACGCTTGCTGATCAATCATAATTCACCCCCAAGTTGTCTAATCGCCCCCAACCACCACCCCCAAGATCCCCCTTTAAGGGGGGATCTTGATGGTAGTGGTATCAAGTTAATTTGGGTGACCACCAAGTTAATTTGGGGGTTAAAAAGGCTGCTCAATTTGGGCCTCCTTTAATCTGTATTTTCCGTCAACCTCACAGATGACTCCGGCTTCCTTAGCGGTAGCGATATATCGGCCTGCAGTATTCTCAGCCTTATCCGTGTGACCTTTCACCCATCTTACCAATTCAGCCCAACTGCATGGCATAACGTTACACTTAGACCAGTTAACTGAATCAGGCTTTGGGCCTGGCTTTTTCTTCTCAGGAGCGTCACCTTCCATCCACGCCAGCCCTACTTGCGAATGCTTTAAGTGAACACACGGCTGGACGTTAGACGCTATGAAATCGCTTGCAGTGCGGTTAGGCCGCAACCCAGATCGCTTCCCGCGCTTGGTTACCTCTAGCTTGTAGGTGTACGTACCTTCCTCATCCTGGCCGCAAGGCGCTAGGATTAATACACTCCGCGCCCAATTCGTTAGCTCGCTCGATCCAAATCCGCTATAGGCTTTGTCGTGGCCCTGATAGCCGCTGCCGTCCCGCGTTGGCTTAGGCGTGTGGTGCATAAGCATGAATGCAAACCCACCAGCAAGCGCTAGCGGGTTTAGCAAATTGCGCAGGAATCCGCCGGCCGTCTCTTGGCTGGATAAATCGCCACCAATAAACGCCAGCAACGGATCTACCCAAGCTAATTGCGGTTTATGCCTCTCTGCTAATCTGCGCATTCGATCCACAAATCGTTCACCAGTAGACGTGCAGTCACGCACGATCACTATGTTTTCTTTGACCATCTGCAGCTCCTCTGGCGTTAGATCTAAGGCTTGTAAAATACCCTGCAACGCTTCGGCCACGTCGCCCTCATCGTTCTCGGCTTGCACGATCAGCGACTTAAGCGGCTTGCCGTGTGGCGATATGCCAAACAGATCACGACCGCATGCCCAAGTAATTGCGGCCTGTAAGCACAGCACCGACTTACCCAGCCCGCTACTGCCCACCCACAGCGCCGATCCGCCCCGGCAGATCCACCGCTTACCTAGCAACTGCGTCGGATCGCAATCCTCTTTAAAGTTTACCAGATCCTCCCACTTGTACGGCTCGGGCAAATCCCCATACATCGTGCGCTCCTGCCACTCAATGTAGGTCAGCGTCGGTGCGCCACACTCGACCAACTCCTGCTGCTGGCCGGTAGCGGTACGCATGGCCCCTGGCAACCGGGACAACCGGCCGGCGTCCTTGTTGGCAGAGTCAGGCTTCGAGTGCTCTAAGTGCTTGTAAATAAAATCTACACGCTCGGCAAACTCCTTGGCATTGGCCGCCCTTACGTCCACCCACGCATGCAGGCTCCGGGCACCGCTCTTAATGATCGACGACGTAGGCAACCCGCTGCGCTTAATAATGGCCCACTGCTCCTGCAGCGTGCTTTCATCAAACTCAATTAAGCAGTGGCGAAACTTGGTAATTGATTCGGCTTTGCGGTTCTTACCGTTATTCGCGTTAATCGACACATAGACGCCCACTGCATCGCCTTGCCACGTTGCCAACCCGTCAGCCTTAAAAAGCTCTAGCCATTCCTCACGGGTGCGAGTTTCGCCAGCACCGTCCGGCCGCTCCCGGTCGCCGTCCTTAATCGATCGGCAGATGTTGATACTATCACCCACGTCGAAGCAGGTGGTTAGGAACTTATCGACCGGCCCGCTCTCCACGCTGATCGGCATTGGCGGCACTGGCAGATCCTCACGCACAATAGCCCCGTTCTGATATCCATACTTTGCTTTTGGCCGCCACGCCTCCCTGGCCGGCTTGCTGTAAGCGGATTTTACGGCTGCCACGCATTCATTTTGGGTTAGTCCATTTTTAAAGCCCCAGATCTCGGCCTCTGACTCCGCATCAAACTGCGACAACCCCTGATCACGAAACTGCAACGCCATGCGAAACAGTTGCGTGTTGCGCTCACCTTCCGGCGCACCGTTGTGGTAAACGGCCTCGGTAGCTGGGGGCAGTGCAATCATTTTTTGGCAAACCCTTCCAACGCCTTGACGATGACGTACTCGATCACTGCTTCTTCATCTTTCTTTAACTCCTTCAGCCCAAATGCGTGCAAAGCCTTTGCCGTCTTGGCGTCATAGGTTACGTCGACCAAAACCTGCTTAGGTGCGGGCCGTGCTTTGCCAAAAGTAATTTTACCCAGATCTTTCATTTGCGTTTTCTTGCGGGGTTTGACTTCTTTCCAGACGTTAAAATCTTTGTCGCATTCGACAGACCAAAGCATCAGTTTCTGATAGAGCGATCCGGCTAAGCCCCAGCGGCACAAAGTCCTGCTAACCAGATCTCCTAACCAGTATAGAAGCCACGA